TGGCCGTCTCCTATTTTATTCCTATCGCTTTGTAATACGTGTCTAATTTCTTGAGCGTGTTGCTCTTTGCGTTCGCTAAAGACGTTAGCGTAGAACTATCTGTGTCGTCAATAATATTTGTGCGAATCGGGTACGTAATATTACTTGACTCGTAATATGGTTCGTACATAATCAGTTCTTGGAACACGATTTCACACTCAAGCATATCCACATTTTCTGCTGTGGTTTTTGGTCTTAGCGATTTTATTGACATGTTTTCATACACTCCGTGTGGTGTGTACACACTGAACGGACGTCCCGTTTCCTGCAGTCTACGTAGATTATATAATGCTTCTTGAGCACGTGTGTTTCCATTTCTGGCCAAAATGTTGATTGCTTCTCCGGTAATACCTGTTGGGTCAAACGCCGTCAAATAATCAACAGCAGCACCAAGTCCATCATCGTTATAAAGGTTCGATACGTATACGGTCATCGTAACCTTATTCGGTGTTCTGATTCTTCCATCGGTAACTGCCGCGGCTGTAAATATGATTGGGTTCTTTGTAAAGTCTACGTCAATATCACCAGACACTGTGCCAAACCCGTCGATAACAACCCCGGTTTGTCCCTGACCAGTAAGTTCGTCATATACGCTGGTAATAGCACGAATAACATTTCCAAGTGCGTCCTGCATATATCTGGAAGCAAACTGACCCAAGGCAGTGCTTTGAATTTCTCCAATTTTGTAATACGGGGACCTCGACCCAAGAGCGTTGGTTAACATGTCTGAAACTGTCTTGGCGTTGGAAACCTTCTGGCTTATTTTGTTGTAACTTTTGTTTCCTACCTTGCGTTTGTCAAAGGCGTCATTAGGGTTGTCCTGAACGTCCGTCAACATTCCTTCCATGCCTCTGGTTGCGCCAAACAATCCTCCGTTCAAAACACTTGGTTTAAGATATGGTGATAATGACATTCTATCCTCCAATATTTCCTAATACAAAGGTCTGTTGCGACTCAACAAAGTCGTTCTTATAAAATGGTTTTTCATATACGGTGCTTCCGTCTATCTGAATCACGATGTTGCCCAAAGGTCTGTCTCCGTATTCTTCTAAATCCTCGCCACCCGCTATAAATCTTAAAAGACCAGAAGTTGAAGTGAACGTTTCAGGGTTACTCATTACACCCAAGACCTTACGTGTATCCATTAAAGAATTATACACATCGCTAACCGCTCCCCTTCTGTCTTTTACTGTGTTTGGATACGGAGAGGTGGCCATTTGGCTTGCGTAGTTTTGTGCGACCTCAGAAATATCTTTAATTGCATTGACCTGTCTTCCTCCTTCCCATATCGCATTTCTTGCGTACTGATACCTGTCGTAATTCCCCAGTTCTCCCCTTAGTGTTTGTGCCACACCAAATGATGAACTGCCCAAGAACGCACGAACGTCTTCGCTTCCGCCAACCATCTTCCAAATATATGGGACCATGGCGTCTGGCAGATTGTTCATATCCATTCTGGCCGCTTCCAACTGTTCTGATACTGGACGGCCTTCCCATAGTGCAGCCCAGTAGTTTGGCATATATGATAATGCAACCATCTGTTGTTCGGACACGCCACCAAACATCATAGCACCCGGAAGCATAGCAGACGATTCTGCCATACCCATTATTGCGGAAGCCGGGGCATAACCCAGATTTTCTACTAATTGCGCATAGTTGTATTCAATTCTGTCACCATACAGGTTGCGGTAACGATTCATATCTATAGCACGAGCCTGTTGAGCGTCACCGATTTTCTTTTCGTCTTCATAATGTTTTCCAGCAAGCCAAGAAATAGCCCCAGGCGCAGCACCTATAACAGCACCGGCAACCGTTCCTACTGGTCCAAACGCCGAACCTAATTTTGCTCCGATAGCAGCCCCAGGTACTATGCTTGCTGAACCATACTTTTGTGCTGCGCTTTGATACACACTACGACGTGTACGATATGGCGTTTGTGTGTCTGCTAAGTATTCGGTTCTCATGCCCATGATGTCGGTAACAATACCTGTAACAGACGCAACGGTTTTGGCAACGGCGCCAGCAACGATATTATTCATTGGAGAAGTTCCACCTCCTCCAGGACTGGTCATCAGTCCCTTTAGGGTGTCATTGACCTCTATCAAGGCTTCTGTGTTGGACTTTAATTCTGATTGGTTCATGCCAGCCTTGGACATGGCGTCAACTGAAACACCACGAAGGGCTTGCTGAGCCATAGCCACATTTGCTCTGCGTTGGATTGAACCAAAAGGATGTTTACCTGCTTCTGTTGCATATCTTGAAGCAGCACTTATAGAGGCACCAAATCCCCAACGTGCAACCGCAGGGTCTCTGTCTGGATTATATATTTCTTCTGTGGCAGAGGCGGCCTCCATAGCACGGAAGCCCCTTTCCATATCTTTGGCTTTTTGTCTTTCGTCGTAGTCACGAGAAGCCCACGCAGCGTCTTCCTGGGCTGCTTTGATTGAAGCGGCAACATTTTCTGCTTTGAACTGTGCAGACGCCCACTTCCAAGAATCCTGAATGTTATGGATACCAGCAACAGTGCTGTTTGCTATTTCTGAAGCGACTAAAGCAGACTGTCTGTTTTCTTCGTTGTATAACTGAGAAGATGTCTTTATTTCAGAACGAATTGCAGCAAGGTTGGCAGATATTTCTAACGCCTGTGCAGCAGTGTAAGGGTCTATACCACCCGCTTCCATAATAGTCCTGGAGGTAACACTGCCATAGCGACTTGCCGCTCTGCTCAAAAGCAGTCTTTTTGCTTCTGGAGTTGGTGCTTGTGCTGCAAGGCCAGCAAATAACTCACCCTGGTTCCAATATGTTTCAGCCAGGTCACTTGCACGATTTTCTCTTTGGATTGCACGAAGTTCGTTCGTTGCTTGTTGTGCCTCTAACTTGTACTCCCAATCTGGTTTCTTTTTCGACTTGCGCATAGCAGCGGCAACAGCGCTATTGATAGCACCTTGTATGGTCGATGGTTGATAACCATAATCTGAGGCAAGTTGAGCAAATTCTGCTACGTTCGAAGAAACGCCGTCATCCAGTCTGGACATAACGGCAGCAGCAAGGCCTGATTCACTTCTTCCTCGTCTGGCAGCCAATCCTGCTAAAGCAGTGTCATATCTGGTAACCAGATTCTCGTTAACAACCTTTCTTGTACCTGCGTCTACGGCACGAGCAATCGCCGCGGCCAGACTCTCGGTATGGGCGTTAAAGTCTACATCATAAGTTAGTTTTCCGTCTGCCATGTCAACTCTTTTTGTTTACAGCCCGTTTGAGCAATTCTTCTCGCCGTTGTTTTTCGGCCAATTCCTGCTTATACTCAATAACACGATTTAGCACGTATATGTCGTATAACGTCATAGAGCCGTTCTTCAAGTCGGCATAACTTATGTATCCCTCGAGGACTGGATTCAGGAAAAACCAGTCCACTTCTTCAGGGGGTGTAACTAGGCTTTTGGTCCTTTTCCCAGAACCTGACCCATGTACGTCCCGACCGCCTTGTCTCCCCCTAGGGATAAAGGGAGCAACAACTCATCCATATATGCGGTCTTCAAAACTTCGAGTTCACTAAAATCAAAGTCGTTTACTGAAACCTGGTGACCGTCGACTGTTGTGTTAGACACAATCATGTTTATCAACAGTTCTTCGTCTTCGAAAGAATTTGTCTGTAAATAATTGTTACGGACGTGTACCATGTGTTTTTGTGCCATAACCGAACGAGGTAAACACATTGTAACTTTCTTTTTACCCAGTTCAAAGGCATAAGAACCTGGGATATCCCCGGTTTCCTGTGCGGCTTTAACTTTTTGTGTGATGACGTCAATATATTCTTGCGCCACCGATTTCTTTTCGTCTGTCATGTTTTGTTCCTTCTTTGTAGTAGTTCAGTTTAATCGCCGGTGTCTGTACCCGAGGTTGGTGGATTATGTGCTTCTTGACCTGGCGCATCAACCGCTTCCATACCTGAAGCATAAATGTTACCGACCCCTTGGAAGACCACATTATCTTTATACCGTGCAGGTATTTTCTGGACATTGTTATATTCGTTTGCCCAAGTGGTGTAGGTACCAGAGATGTAGTTAGCGTTAGATAATTTGAAACTCAAGGTAAAGTCACCATTGGTGTCAGAACCTGCTTCAATTCCTGGGAAGTTAACCAGGAAAGCACAGTCTGAACGCAAGATTTCGTTACTTATAGAATTCGTTTCGTTAACAACACCTCCACCAAAGTTCTTGTTACGCAACAGGATACCAACAGATTGGATGTTCCCGTTGATGATTTCCTGAATCAGATATGTTGCACGACAATAGTCCAAAGAGTGACGCAAGAAACTGATGGACAAACCCCAGTTCTTCACCTTGTATGACTTGTTTGCCAATAACTGACCCATAGAACCTTCTTGGAAGTTCATAACGTTTCCACCGTTACCTGGAGTTGCTGCGATTGCAACATCAGCAGGTCCAAGGTTTTCGGCTTTAATTGTTCCCATTGGTGTGTAGATGTATACGTCAACCAGACCTATATCATTAAATGCACCATCATAGTTCGTTACTTCGTATGCCATTTCTTACTCCTTATTTCTTCAGAACGTTGCCAATAACAACTTTCTTCGCCGAACTCTGTAAAAGAGCAGAGCAGTAGATACCGTCCCACAATCCGTTAGCGCGTTTTACGCCAGTTGGAGTTGGAATCGAATAATGATACCCACGGCCGCCGAAACTTTCGCCGTCAAGAGAAACACCCGGTCCAATTATGCCAGCGTTGTACAATTTGTTGAAAGCACCATCCAGGGTATTTGCCAACAAACTAGCACCGTTTTCGTTCATCGCTAAACGAGGAACAGATTGTAACAACTGGAATACTGACACAGAGATTGTGTAATTCAAGTAATCTGCAGAAATATACGCTGTGACATCATCGCCCGCTGGTGTGTTACCACGTTCCCAAGCAGACAGACCAACCAACTTTACGTTGATATATGCGTTAGCATGTTTTTCGTCCAGGTTCTTCCAAGCGTCGTCTGGAGAAACTGTGATACCAGAATCTGTGAAATCGATTGGAGAGATACCAGAAGCAGGTTTGTGTGCTATTGTAGCCATGCAACGAGATGTCGCGGCAAATTCGCGTGTAGCAAAGTATGCTATCATGCCTGCTGAATAATATTTGTTTGTGTTGGATGGGTTAACTGCAGCAACCATACATTGTTTGCATTTTGCGCCTGCACAGAAGGCCGATATGGATGCGTTAGCACCGTTGCCAAGGTCGGCTGCCAAAGTCGAATTAAATGCAAGTGGAGACAAATCGTCCACAAACAGTTTGTGAGACACACCACTTTGATTTGCTTCGTTCAATGAAACTGCTGACTTTTTCATGGCGTCTGTGAATAAGGTGTCTAAAGCGATATAGTAGAAGCGTTCGTCACCCAACAACGCCATAAAGTTTTCTATAAATTCATCCGCGTCTGCAGCACCGATTTCAGCGACATACAGAGGGGCGTTCAAGGAAATACCGTCATAAGAAGTACCGTACAACTGTGCGGCAAACTTAGCGGCTTCCGTATTTGACCCAACAGCAGCAATAACTGCAGCCAAGTCATCGTATTTTGTTATGACGGTTGCTTGAGCGTCTGTACCTTTCTGGACAAACAGAACAGCACTCCAATCACGAGAAACATTCGTTGGTGAAGAAGCCACAGCAGTGGACACATCGACAAATTCACGAATGTTAATAACGTTACTTGCCATTTTTGTACTCCTATTTAGTTACATTTACGTTCACTTCCACACTTTGTGCTAAATCACCCAGTGTTTCAGGTACTTTAACAAACAAGGTGTGGTTATGCACGGTTATTTCTTCCCTGAAGTTAAACTGTATGTCAAAACACACACGTTCTGTCCAGGTTCCGTTCTCCAAGTTTGAAAGGTTTTTCATCTTAGAGACGCTTTCAATACCGAGCAACCGACCCTTTTGTCTTACGAAAGTATTATAGCGGTCATTTCGCAAATTGGCAATTATAAACCTGGCAGCGTCAAAAGCACCACCAAGTTGCTTAGACATCAGGTTAACACGGCATTTGAATGTTCGTAGTTCGTAAATCGTTTCATCTCCATACTGGTCGATACTGTGGGAACTTTGTCCGTACTGTCTGTTGGACCAGTTGTTGTATTCATCAATACGAAATAATAAAACTGTTGTTGCGTTGGGCATAGCGGCACCAGCCTGACGTTCTGCTATCGCCCATTCGTTTTGGTCTTGAGAAAACCCAAAATCCAGACCGTTTGTTCCTAATATGGACACAAACATATCTGATAAATATTCTGTAATCTCCCGGTATCCTATCATGTCGTCCTCCTAATCTGGGTTTATCTCGTTTTCATTGAAGCGTGATAATACGGCTTCGTAGTATCCCATTTCCATCGGGGTTCCTGTGTCCCACACAAAAGGCAGCACTTTTCTTACGTACCAGTCTGTCTTGTTAAAACGAATAATAACCGCTTCCCCGTTTTTGCTTGGCATAGGAATTTTCTTTAACGAAAAGATTGTAATGAATTGGTTGGTTGAATAATCTGGGAATCCCATAAGTTGTGCTTCTTCTGGTTCCAGGGGCTGCACAGATTTCTTGGCGTAAAACGACCTGGACTGGTCTCTGAATTTTAAGAAACCAGATTCGTAAAACCCTTTCCGGATTGTCATTTTTATCGTACCGGCACTTATCATTGGGTCGCCCAAAGCGTCAGAAAAGAAACTCATGTTTATACCCTTTTGTTCCAGCGTTGTCCGCGTCTTTTGTTATATTCTTTATTCAGTTGTTTTTGTATTCCCTGTCTAATTTCTTCGTTTATCTCTTTGGCTATTCTGCGTCCTTGTTCTGCAATTTCTTGTCTCCTAAATCCTCCACGCAAATGCAACGGGATTGAGGTATCTGGCGTTTTGACACTTGTTCCCCAAGTACCCACAGTAATCATATCTTCTGCAAAGTTCGCACGCGGGGTCATCTTTACGTAGAAGTCTCCAGCGTCTATGTCTTCAACTATCTCATAGTCCCAAGAGATTTTCACTGGTGCAAACTTAATATCGTAGTGTTTCTTAATTAACATCGACAACCTCGTCTTCGTGTAGTAAGAACGGCTTTGTGGCCCTCATCATATCCCCATAATCAATCAACGGCTTGTCAGAACGTTTCTTCTTTTTACGCAGGGTGTAATCTGTGTTTTTTGGTGTAACCCGTTCAAGTGCTATCATCTGGTTTTCAAACATTTGCCGGGCAACCTGAGACACTATTCTGCGTGGAGAATCTGTTGTTCCAAACGCTTTGTTTGACCCTTCCGATGTGTATCTATCCATATTGAAATGACGCACCTGTTTCTCGGAGTTCTGGATTGCCTTGAAGATTACTCTTTGCAACCTTGCTTCCATTGAGGGCAATCTTCTATGGGTTCCGGTTCCTTCTACCGCGTTAGGGATATATTGACGCGGAGGAATAAAAGAACCTTTTAACCCAACAAACCCCTCGTTGTTTCGGATTGCCTTATATGCGTTGTCGTAGTCATCTTTGATACCAGCACAGGCGGACCATTCTTCGAGAGCGTTAAAAACACTTCTACCGCGGTTGCTAATATCCGCCATAATCGTTCTGTCTAAACGGTCAAGATTTATAGGCATTAGTCTCCAGTATTTGCTCCTGCGAAGAAACGAACTCCACCACGAAGATATGGGGCCATAAGGTTATAGGCCTTCTTTCCATATTCGTTAGACGACAAGAATTCGTAACTTGGGTTACTTTTGTACAGCGTAGATTCCATGTAGGTTACACTCATCTTTCCTACTGTACGATGAATCACCGGACCAGCAGCGGAGTTTCCGTTCATGCCAGACGCAGCGGCCTGGCGGTCATAAACCAAGAAAAACATCGTCAGGTATAAAAATATAATTTCCTGACGGTTCTTTGGGAACAACGACGCGCTAAACTTGAACGAGGCTTCACCCATCGCTCTCAGGATATCAGCGTCCAAAATAACGCCGTCCAATCCTTCTGTTTCATCTTCGTCAAATTCCCATTTGTCTTTGTCTGTTCCTGGTGCAACGTCATTATCGTCAACCAAAGAGGTCCAGACGCCCGGTTTATAGTTTACCACTGCAATCACTTTGTCATCAGTGTTGTAAACCGCCTCTTCGTCGTACGAAGGGTACGGTTGGTATTCTAAACCCGCTTCACGCATGAAGTAGTTCTTAAATGTGTCCAAAGAGACGGGATACTCTGTCATTGTGCGTCCATTATGATTTGTAGGTTGTAAGTTGGTATTCTCGACAACATCTTGATTTCCCAGATTTCCATATCTTTAACTTCATTATGGTCGATAACCCCAGCGGTTATGCTGATAAACTTACTTCCGAGATTTCTTACCTTTAACATTTTTAACCTCCGCAGTTTTTGCTGGTGTGGTTTGTATTGGTGTTGGTTCTGCTTGGACCACAACTTCTTCTACTGGCACCAAAGCAGGAAATACTCTAGATAATGTTTTATACACCCATTCTGGCATATCTGCGGTTTGACCCTTGGATAAGTTGACCGGGCCGTTTTCTAAAACCACATGTACCACAGGGTTTCCGTTATTTTTAACTTTCATTTGTTTCTCCTTCTTAAAGACCAAGGGGCAGGCTGAATGCCCGCCCCAGGTGAGTGGTTTGTACGGAACCAATTAAGCGTTGAAAGACAAATACAACATTTCTTTTGGACGGTTGACAAACACATCAGAGATACGAGCGTATGCTGTATTTTGATAGTTAATACCGTCGACTGTTGTGCCTTGTACGACGCTGTAGCCATAAGGCTGGTATGCACGTAATGTGTCGAAGTCTTTACGATACAACACATATTTGAATGCACCGCTGTTGAACTTGGATTCGCAGTATGCCAAAGGTTTGATTTCAGCATTTGCGTTACCTGTAACTTCACGGAACACGTCTGTTAAACGTTGTTTCATTGTTGTGAATACTGGGTATTGTTCGTCAACAGCAACACCTAAGCCCATGAAGTCAGAGTATGGCATAACCAATGTATCTGGCATAGCGGTGAAGTCTGTGTGTTCGAAGTATTCTTTGAACAATGTTGACAACAATGCTTTGAATTCTGCTGAAGTCATAGCAGAGATTTTCTTTGTCAAAACAGTTGTGTTTGTGGTTACGTCTGTTTGGTTCAACAAGCCCTTGTGGTCTGCGTCCCCTAACAAGACAGCACGTTGTACTGCCAAGTCGTAGTCGCGTTTGCGTGCGGCTTCTTTTTCTGTAACCAAATTCCAAATACCTGTTTGTGCTGCTTGGTTCAATTCGAACAAAGAGTAAGAAATCATCTTGTCCAAGTTGTGCAGTTTCAAAGGTACAGATTCCATCTTGACACCGACTTGGTTGCGACGTGCATTGTCTGTATCGTTGCCGCGTTCCCAAGAGTTGATGTCTGCGTCGATATTTGCATATGAACGCAATACTGTGATGTAGTCAGCCCAACCGCCAGTTGTTGTATCAAATGGAACGAATTGTGTTGGGTCAACTGTGTAGAATTTTTGTTGAGAAACGTTTCTTTCCAAGATTGTTAACAAAGTCAAGTCGATATCACCGAAACCGGCTGCGTTAACTAATTCTTGGTTATGGTTCAATTTAGCCAAATCTGCTTCGTTAAACAATTCTGCAGGAGTTTTCTCAACACCGTTAACTAAGTAAGTTTTTTCCATAGTGCTCTCCTTTAGCGAATCATGACCGGAACGAAGATACCGCCTTCTGTAGCAGGTACTTTCGCCATTGTTACACCCATAACACGTGCACCAGCAGCACCTTCGGTTGTGATAGAACCATCAGCGTCTTTGTAGTACACAGGAGTGCCAGCATTGATTGCTTCTTCAGTTACGCAGTTTAATACACCGTTTGTAACCAAGATAGAACAAATCATGCCCGCTTTCCATTCGTCGTGTTTTGGATTAAATAAAATGTAGCCGCAGAACGGGTCAGTAGACGCCGCAGGAACGACTTTTAATTTACCAGTAGAGGTAGCCGCGATTTTCACAGGGTCACCAGCATACAATGAGCCTTCAACCGAAGCGTCAATCTGAGCCTCCAACACTGTTGCGCTCAAGCCCCAGTCCAACAATTCGCCACGAACACGGTTTGGAGCGAATTGGTTCAAGGATTGAGCAAAGAAGTTAGTTTTTGTGATTGCCATTTCTTTACTCCTTATTTGAATGAAATGTCCGGAACTTTGACGACGACCTTCTTCGGTGTTTCCGACAAGGCGTTATTCAAGTCCTTTTTGAATTCAGCGTCAGTGCCTTCAACAGCGTTTTCGACCGGTTTGGTTTCTGGCTGTGTTTCAGTACCTTCACTGGTTTGTGTTTCAACTTGTTGTTGAACCTCTTCTTGCACGGCTGGAGTTTCAACGGTTTCAACTTTAGCCGCTTCAACTTGAGCCTGCAAATCTTTAATGGTTGCTTCCTGTTCCGCTATTTTTGCGTTGGCGGCTTCCAGGTCATTTACCAATTCTTCAATGGTCTTTTCTCCAGCAGAAGTGTTAATTAACATTTCTTTATCGAATTCGACCTTAGTTTTCTTAAATCCGAACATAATGTTATCCTTTGTGTTAAATAGCACCCCATCGGACACTATACAATCGTCTGCAGAGTTTCTCCAGACCTCAGTGCCATTATAGCGGGGATTTTTGACAAGCGCAAGATGGAGCATTTCACCACCCATAATCCGCTTCTTATACTTTACATTGTTGATGGTCAGGTCTTCCTCAGACAAATCTGCTCTGTAAGCGCAGGAAACGTATGGGGTTTTACCATCGTTAATTGCTTCGTTAGCGTCCGAATCAAACACAACAAAGTCAGCCCACCAGCCACCTTCTTCGTCTCTGTCAACCTGAGAAACATACCCTACGGCTTTTTTCTTCATATCTTTTTCGTCAACGATATCTTGGTGACCCATAACGACAGGTTTGCCTTTTAATGTGTAAGCAAAACTATCTATGGCACACTGACCTAAGTAATAAACACCGTCAGCATAACCTACCGCACCTGCTACGATAAAACGAGCACGGTATGTGATACCAGAAGGGATTTCTTCTGGCTTTACTTGTGGTGCTACTGTGTTTTCGGAGTCAAACAGTCCTTTTGCCATGTGTAAACTCCTTAGTTGTTACCAAAACCAGGTTTGAATACCTGTTTTGCCATTGGGTCAGCAACGAATTTATCCTTGTAGGATACGTCGATACCCAGTAAGTTGTATTTATTGACAGCGTCCTGCCATTCCTTATTCGTGATACGACCCCAGATGTTTGCTTCGTTCAGGTTGGCTAACATAAGGGTTTTGCGCTTTTCTTCTTCATATGCGCTGGTACGTATCAAAGAATTCCACTCTATATCGAAGTCAAGGGTCTTTCCCAACACTTTGCGACCAATAACCTCCAATAAACGAATCATAGCAGATTCACATGGGATACGCACTTCTGCTTCAACTGTATCCGCATAGGTTTCGCGGTCCGCTTCTCCAGAGTTAAACCCTGCTGGAGATGTGCCATATAATTTGTTCATAGTTATTCTGGCGTCTGCTGCCACGTCAACACGAGAATCTATCTTCAAATCAGACAAGCCGTTGAAATGTATCTGCTTTTGGGCGTATTCATCTTCTGCGTCCAGCAAAATACCTCCCATATAGTTTTTGGTCTGTTCAGCAAACCCAACACGCTGTGTGATAGCCTGGGTTGCTTGTTCGTCCTGCATAGCGTCATTGAAGCCATAAAACTTGAATATGTCCATTTTGGCTTCGTCTAACAGTTCAAAGATAACGTTTTCGTTCTTGATAGACTTGTTCAGGGTACGAACCAGCGGTTCCAGACACGACATTCCCCAGCCACGGCCGACAGAGCGGTATAGCGGGGGAAAGTCTTTACCCTTAAACAACACTACACGTGATTTATGGACTTTGTGTCCATTAACACAGAAAGGAGCGTCATCCAGCCAATCAATAGGGTTAATCTGAGTTGCCGCTGCTTGCGTACCACTCAGTTGCCAGTTATCACATACAATGAATTCCAGGTCGGTCTGTTCATTGATGTTTTCCAATTTCAGTTCAAACTTTGGGTCCTTGCCGTCTAATATAATAATTCCGGCTCCACCGAATAATCTTTTCCAGAATTCCGCCTGACGAACCTTGTTCCATATTTCTGCACGACGAATATAAATTTCTATTCTACGTATGTCTTCTTTGGAGATTTCTTCGCGGAAATAACTGTCATCCGCCTTTTTTCGTTTTTCATCTTCTGCCAACTGGTCTTTTTCCCATTGGTCACGACGCTTCTGTTGTTCTTCCAAAAACTGTTCGTTTGTGCCCTTTGGGTCGTTGGTCTTCTTATTCTTATCATCTTCCTCAGCGTTCCAAAAAGAAAAGAACCCGCGACGTCTTTTTTCAGGAACCATAACTTTCTTTTCGTATGCTGAGATTTGAACACCACCACGGAAAGCGTCTAATACCGGAACTTCTATGATGGATTGTATCCAGCCGAACTGTTGATACAGGAAACTTAATAACGCGTAGTTTGTCGTAACAAACTCTGGTCGAACCTGCTTCATCAGTGGTATCGTGGAATTTATCATGTTTGGCGAAGGTGCAACACCACCAACGCTATTGTTAGGCACGATACCTGCAGCAAGTTGACGCATGCTGTTGTTTATCGTAACAGAACTGGTTTTCTTTTTGGTCATAAACGTTTATCCTTTATTTGGGTATTATATGTTCCAATCCGGGTTTTGGCAAGAACGAATAATCTATTTGACAATCTAACATATTCGGTCATATAATGTCAAATATAGGAGAAGCGATGGAAATTAGGGGCCCTTGTTTATTGCTCTGTCATAACGGAAAACGCTGTTACCTGTACGAAGTAACAACTACCGAGAGGTCTCTGAAGGGCTTTTCAAACGTCAGGTATATATTCGAGAAATGGGAAGATGCGGAAATGTATCTCTACTATCTGTATCAGGTTGACGGCGTAGACTGTATAAAAAGAATCCTCGCCTCCAAGAAAATGCCACAGTGGGAGAAAAAAGAATACCGCGACTTCCTCGAAACGTTAGACCTGACCCAACTTGAAGAAATAGCCAAAACACTCCATCCTATAATAGAAAAAAGTTTTGTACCACATTTAGCCAAAAGGACCAACGATGGAGAAGACCCTGACGATACCTATGATGATTGCGAAGAATATGAGTGCTGAAGCAGACGCTATCAAAGAATACTTACCTTTATTTGACGCTTTCCCAAAAGACTCTAAAGAAGCAGAACAAATCCAGGAAATTATGGAAGACGAACTTGCACACAGTTTGGTTCTGTCTGCTATGCTGGTGAAAGGTGGTGGACTGAAATTAGCCAAAGACGCTAAGGAAGCAGTCAAATACCTGGCATCCCAAATATAAAAATCACCTGTTTTTCTTGTAAAAAAATGCCCCGGTCGTCAGAGAACCCGGGGACTTTAATATCTGCTATCCATTTTTTCGATAAAAATCTCTTGACTTTCATCCATAAACCTGATAGGTTAGATACTGTGAAACATCTGTATTATACTCTTCGTCAGAGAATAATCAAGTGTTTTTTACAAAAGATGTGTATTTTTTTTCATCAGCGTACGGGCTCGGCGCGCCCACGGTGCAAATCCGTGGATTCCGTAGCGATAGGTGAACGGGGGCTCTGTATAAGGCTTATGACACCGTACGTTTGCACAAAACCGTTAACCCGAAAGATGAGGCGAAGCCGTGATAGTATCTGAGGTGACGTAGCCAGTTGAGTAATATGCGTTTTGATATGTCCGTATATTACCCAGACCGCCATCAACGTAGGCCACTTTGAAACCTACGAAGACACTAACGTAAGTTGTGGTACAGGATGACCGCCACATACCTTGACAAAGCAGATAGTTGGGGTTTTAGTGTAAACATATCCTTCAAACGAAGCGACGGGCCTCACAGCCCAGTAAGTGTGTGCAAGGAAAATACTTTTACAGGACCTGACGTAAACTCTTCTGAAAAATGAAGGGTAAAGTTTGTGTTGTAAGTGTAATTTTGTGGTAGCACAACACACTTCTTCACTTCGCTCCGGGGTTCCTTCAGCCAGTAACTCATATATGGGTTGTCAAACTGGTGAGAAGGAAGCCAGGTGCTAAACTGCTTCGTTAAATCGGTATTCCGGATACTTGAACATGAACAGTTTACGTTTGATTCGGTACACTTCCAACTTTCGGGTTACTATCGATTTTACGTCCTCAACTACCCAATCATCAGTAGTCAGGTCGTGATAGAAAAAATCGCAGATGTATGTTATCGGTCTTTGCCACTTTCCTGTGTTGTCCCTGAATCCATCCTGAAGTAAAAATATCTTTTGGCACTCCAGGCCCTCAATTAGCCCTTCGTCCTGTTTCATTTTTAGCACATTGTAGCGATTTGCCTCTTTTTGGCTATCGAACACTTTTCCGTCAGTTTTCGTCTTTTCTGAGTGATATTTTGACGGTTTTTGTATAGGTTCGGGCATTTTACCTGAAGTTCTGAGATTTTTTGTCACAAATTCGCGATATTGGGCAGATGTCATCCTAAGGAAATCCATGATTGTCTCCTATATAAATATACTACCAACTTTGGTGTTGAATGCGATTTCGCAGGCGTCACCCGTACAGTCGAGGGCTTCGTCCTTCGGGTTCTTATCTTCTGGGCTATAGGCAAGAAACTGGCTTCTTATGTTCAGATAATTAGGGTCGGCTTCTCTAAAATAGACACGGCCTGCTTCCATCCAGGTCATACAGGATTCCACACGGTTCATTTTATTCTTTCTGGCTCCACGGACCAGAGGGACGATTGCCATATCTGGGCACTCTCTTCTCATATCCTGGATAAAACCAAGTCCTGACAGGGTTTTTTCTACATACACACGTCTACACTTAGGGTATGCTGCTCTACAGTGACGGTAAAATTCAATACAGAACTTCTTCCCTTCTGGTGATTCCCATTTGCCCATACGGGACATTAACTCATACAGGTTCTTATCTTTAGCCAGCCCCCAGCAGATAAACAGGGTATAGTCCCCACCATCAGCGGTAAAAGCAAAGTCTGTTGTGATAAACACTTTCTCGAAGTCGTCTGGGGTGACCCTATAGGTTCTAAGCCACTCTTCATGGAAATAAGCCCCATAGTTCTCCACGGGGTGTTGCTGATACATAGCGGCGAACATATACGGGTTCTGCTTCTCTATCCTGCGTAATTCTTCAATAGGGTATCTTTTTGGATAGAAACTGTTCCCGACCTCGTCAATAGCAGGTATAACAACCCATTCCCATTCTTCAGGTTCGTTTTTAGCAACCCAGCCAGCAAAGTCATTTGGGTGGTGTCGTTGCATAATACAGATAGTTCCTGTCTGGGGGGTACGTCTACGTGTTGCTAACTTGCGTTGGTATATTTCTGGGGTTTCAATTTGTTCGTGAACCGAACTAATAACCTCAGGGGAGTTAATATCATCCAGTAGCAAATCTCCACTAAACGAACCATCAGGGCTAGAAGGATTACCGGCGTCAAGACCAAGCATAGCGGAACTAACAGTACCAGCGGTAAGACCACTACGAACACCACCAGATATAAGATGATAATTAAGCACAGACTTATCATTTGGGTCCATCTCCTTTCCAAACAGTTCTTCCCACTCCGGCGTCATCATTAAATTACGACTTTCCCTCGACAACTTCTTAATCAACTTCTCCCCATACGCCACGTAACAGAACATACAGTGTTTGGAGCGAGCAAAGCACCACGTGATATAGTACTGTAATAACAAACTCTTACCAAATCCTGGGGAAACGTTGACCATCAAATTACGCTTCTCTAATTTACCCTCAGCATGCTTCTGTAACATATTACACACATCCACATGCCCTTGGGTCATATCATAATCTGTCCCCTGAGCCAGTTTGTGTATCCATTTAACGTATTCCTTGAAATCTAACAGCAGCCTCTTCGCCAATTCAAACTTTTCGCTTGCATTCATCTCAAACCTCCGCTATTATCTTAATTGCACGTGGGAGAAAACAGTACTTCGTCTCAGGCTGTAAGAATATCCTAGTACGAGTGGCGCGCGGCAGAAAAAAACTACATCCAATAAAGAAACCCGCACGTTCGGGCTGTTTTTCGTTCATTCTTCGGCCTCTACTTCTATAACATCCCTAAGTCCACCAACAACACCACCAGTTTTTGACGTATTATTAACCGTAACGTTATTAACCTGAACCTGAGGTTTCCAGTCTTGTTCTTTCTTCGTAGCCGCCGCTGCCTTCATCAACCCAATCAATGAATTACTAATCAACACCAGGTCCTTTAAACTGAGTTCTGCGACGTCTTTTGCCCCTCTCTTGCTTAATTCCCTGGCAATAACGTTTATGCACCCAGCGACCATTTCTGACGTAGTTAACCCGTCTTCTCTCTTTGTCAACGCTTCCAACAGCAACACTTCTGTAGTATTACTTGTCCTATGGGCCTCAGCCACACGTGCTTCCCATCTGGCCTTTAATATGACACTCTGTCTTCTCCTCCCTTCATCTGTCTGTAACCAAGCACGCTGCAGGGCCCCGCTTCTCTTAAATCTCTCTTTCCTGTAATCATTCTGGTTCTCAAAATCTTCCCTATTCAACCCAAAGTTATTACTCCGTGTCCATCCATTCACAGAAAAATCATCAGGAAAGGTATTCTTTTCTATCTTTTCGACCATAATCTAACCTCTTCCTAAATATTATATAATATCATAAAGGGCTTGTCAATGGTACCCCACTACCCCTACCCCCCATGGATGTGAGATTAAATTCTTCCTCCCCACAAAAAGAAGGCTCTTTTTCGCGGATTTCCGGCGTTTTTGCTATCTGGTAAAGAATAGATTGTTCCGGCCGGGTGTAAGGTATAAGATAAGTAATGCCAGGCGAATAAGTTTTTTGCTTTCCGCCGGCCTGGTATAGTGGAAATGCATAACCAAAGAGTAAATACTATGATTACACAAACACAAATTAACAATTGTTTATTTAATGGAAATCACAAGATGGGCAAGTTATCCGGCGGATTTCACAAGGTCGCGGATTTGTTATCCAGGAAGATAACCTTGCCAGAGGGATTGCCAGAAAAGACAAAATCTTTTTTGTATTTTAATGGCAACATAATCCTGGTCATAACTGATGCGGGCGCGATGTATAATACCAACGCAACCGGGCGATTAAGCGAAATCCAGATGGGCGCTTTGGATGTAATAAAAAAGCAATTGAGCGCAAAAAAGATAAAATTAACCGATTTTGCTCTGGATTGGAAATCAACCGGCGGCGGCAAATCGATGTCGATTGATGATAAAATAAGCAAGATGTTCTAACCGGATGGGCTGGATTGATTTCCAGCCCTTCTTCGTATGGATTGAACCAAAAGGATTGACTATGAAAAACTCGACACTGATTGACGCCAAGTTCGTTGCCATAAGGGATTTCTACAACAAGATGAAAGAACTGGATGTGCGTATGCCGGAAGGATTTACAGAGTGGATGCGGAAACAGGATGTGTACGCTATGTATGATTTCCCGTCTGGGATGATAAGCGGGAGATTGTTGTTAGCAAACGAAAGCAGATACCTGGAAGATTAACAGGAGATTTCGATGAGATTGACATTCAATATAAAGAACCTGGATGCCCGGGATTGGGCGGATTTCTGGAAAGCCAGTAAAGACCCGGATGCGCCGATTGAGAAGTTCGGGTTCCGGATGGGTGTGATTGATATACAGACCAGTGCTACCCGGATTGCTACTGTCTGCCAGGAACGGATGAAGTATGTGAAGAACTACCTACGCGGGATGGAAGATGACTTACGCAAGATGAGCAACTACCAAATGGTCCACGATTGCAAATCACACAGGGCGATTAAGATTGCACGCAGACAGGCAGAACGCATACAGGGTATATATAGCAGACGAGCAACAGAGATTGAAGACCTGATATAGACAACCCAGATGGGATTGGTCGCCACCGATTATGGTGGTGATTTTTTATGCCAGATTAGTCCTACGACATAGTAGATGGACTACTACGCCGTGGGATGACTACGGACAAGTGAGATTGCTCACTACCGAAGGGCTACGGATTAGCCCATAACCAAAAGGGACAAAGATGCAAGATTTAACTCTGC